CTTTTAACTCCCGGCAGATGCAGGAACCATTTTTCTCTTTGAATTTTTCTACTTTGCTTCGGATCTTCTTATATGTATCCCCTTTGGTTCTGGATCCTTCTTCTGTGCCTCCCTGACTGTTATCAAGGCCGATGATCATTGCCATTCCAGACAATGCACCACACATCTCCATCACGCCCATACCCAGACCAAAACCTTCTGCAATACGAAACATATCGTCTTCACTGATTCCGAATTCTTTGCAAAATGTACAGGCTACTGCCTGGGCGCAGTTGCATCCTCTCTGGTGTAATTCTGCTGCATGTTCTGCTTTTGTATTCATGTTAGTCTACTCTCCTTTTGGTTATATATTTTTACTTTTTATTTCATTTTTAGTTAATTCTTATCTATCTCCGTTTCCAAATCTTAATCAGATTATTCACGCTTGCCGCTTCCAATGTATTTAATTGTTGTACCGTTAACTGTCGTAATAATTTCATCCGCTCTTTCTGATTCTTATTCTGATTAATCAAAATAGCATTATAACTCTCCTAATTTGCTAGTACCAACCTTTCCCCATTGCCCCTCCTGTTATAATATCGCATACTTTATTAAACCAAATTACTATTATTTAATATATTTTAACATAAAACTATACACAATTGCAATTATTAGTTAATAGCAAAAAGTAAAATCAATACGCTCAACACCTTTCATTGACTTTTCCACATACTCAGATTACAAAAAGAAGCCAGATTTCTCCGACTTCCTTTCAAACTACGATTTCTATATATTCTTATTTCATAATCAGATTCAACACACCTGTTGACTGCAAGAATAAAATCACCATAATGACTGGCATAATATAACGCATCATCACATTATATAGCTTTTTACGCTTGAATTTTTCGCCATTCAGTTCCATTTCCTCCGCAATCCATGACGGTTTCATGATCCAGCCGATCAAGATTGCTGATAACAGTGAAATAAACGGCATCATAAAGCTGTTACTGATATAGTCCATGATATCCAGAAGCTGTCCCGTACTTCCGTTTGGAAGTGCAACTTCTACATAGAAGACGCTGTATCCAAGTGCGATCACTGCTGTTGCGATCAGGTAGATCACCGATAACACTCTGGTCGTCTTCTTACGCTCTGTGTGGAATAATTCCATACAGTTTGCGGTAATGGATTCCAGTACCGAGATGCAAGATGTTAACGCCGCAAATCCTGCCAGCACAAAGAACAGAATTCCGATGATTCTTCCTACCACTCCCATACAATAGAATACTTTCGGCAATGAGACAAACATCAGTCCCGGGCCTGCTGACATACCATCCAGTCCGGAGAATACGAATACTGCCGGAATGATCATAACACCGGCAAGGAATGCAACTCCTGTATCCATAATTTCAATCTGCGATACCGCTTTGTTCAGATCTACATCTTTCTTTACATAAGATCCATATGTAATCATAATTCCCATAGATACACTCAGTGAAAAGAACAACTGACTCATTGCATCCAGTGTGATCTGAAGGAAACGTCCAATCGTGATTCCTGTCAGATCCGGTTTCATATACACTTTCAGTCCCTGTAATCCTGTACGGACCGTTCCGTCATCCAACGTAGTCTTTAATGTAAGTGAGAAAATTGCGATTCCAATTACCATGATCAACAGAACCGGCATGATAAATTTGGAAACTCGTTCAATTCCCTTTTCTACTCCGTTATATACGATCAGTGCAGTCAGGAACATAAAGATCAGTCCATACCATACGGAAGACGGAGAAGAGATAAATGAAGTAAAGCAGTTATCTGCTACTGCCTGCTTTCCTGAACTTGTAAGATAGATCACGATATATCTTAAGATCCATCCACCAATCACCGCGTAATAAGTCATGATCAATACCGGAACCAGGAATGTGATCACTCCAAGAAATTTCCATTTTTTTCTCATTGATTCATAGGCATAGATTGCGCTTTTTCCCGTCTTGCGGCCAATTGCTATATCTGTAGTCAGTAACACAAAACCAACCGTCAATACCAGCACAAGATAGATGATCAGGAAAAGTCCTCCCCCATCTTTTGCTGCCAGATATGGAAAACGCCAAAGGTTTCCCACGCCGACTGCGCTTCCGGCTGCTGCAAATACGAAGCCAATCTGCCCGCTAAAGCTATTTTTTTGTTTCATACTCTTTTTTCCTCTCATTTTTTCGTTAATACTTCAATATTTTACCACTAATTCATAGAAAATAAAACAAAAAAGACCAGTGGAGACGTGAAAAAGTAGCTTTTTTTCTGTCCCCACTGGTCTTTCTGCTATCTACAGGCTCCAGTCTGCTGCCATTAGCTGTGTCTTCATCATATTCGCATAGATGCCGTCTTTCTTCTTCAATTCTTCCGGCGTACCACTTTCCGCAACTACACCGTCTTATTCTTAATCAGTCGTGACAGGGATTCCTGTATCATCGTCTCGTTATCTACATCCAGAGACGCCGTTGCTTCATCCAGAAGGATGGACCGATCAGTGCGGTAACTTCGCCCTGTTTTGCCGTAAATGTGACATCTTTTAATACCGCATCTCCTATATTATAAGAAAATCCGACATTCTTGAATGCAATATCATATCCCTGATTATCCATCATTGTTGTACCATCCTGCACTTCATGTGACAGGATCTCATCCTTTGATGCTCCCTTATAACGGAATGATACATTTTCAAATGTAATCGAAGTATCTGCCGGTATTTCTTTTTTTTCTGTTTCTTTCAGTGGCTGCATTTCTAAGATACTGTCAATTCTTGAAAGTGCATCTTCTACAACCATTGTATTTTCTCCTGCATACATCATCTTCGTCAGTGTCACCGTAATGATCAGTGTGATAATAATGTAGAACAGAAGATTCAGTAAAAATGTACTATCTGCAGTTCCACTCTTTGCATTACTGAATAAGTATGTTGCAGCGATCATGATTGCAAATACAGAGTTGATCGCAACCGTATATCCCATCATTGGAATACGCAGATCTTTTGTATATGAAATTGTCCATTTTTCATATTTTTTGATGGAATCACGTAATCTCTTAAATCACTGCAAATGCGAGCACAACCGGGATCAGACACAAAAGTCCTAATTTCCAGTCAAATACCAGAAGTAACGATGCAAGACCGACCGGTGTTGCACCCGCCACATATTTGTCCGGCAGCTGGTGTGCAACGAACGTCTCCGTTGCCGCACTGGAATCATTTACGATCTTTCTTACTTTACCGCTTCCCTCATCGTCCATAAATCCAAGTGGTAACGTCAGAATATGCCGCATCAGTCTGGAACGCATATTCGCCTGAATGCGAAATGCAGACAGATGCGAACAGATCAGTGCGCCTATGTAGATTGCCATTGCAAGCAGGGCAAATCCCACCGCACTCCAACCGTAAGATGACAGATTCTGTGCCTTCGCATAATCCGGTGCAACACGAAGTACTTCTTTGATCAGTCTCCATTTTAAGACCAATGGTACACCTATGATTCACAGCCTTCTTTGTATATAATGTCCCATCCGGTGCTGTGATATTTTTCCAGCATGACTACATATTCTTCAGCCTCTTCTTTGGACATATCGTGCCTTACCACTTCGAAAAAGCTTTCAAATAATGCCTTATTCATAATGTGCATGAAGTTTTTCGTAACCGGCTTTCCTACTTTAAAATGAAGTCCGGTCGCTTCCATGAACTTATATGTATATTCTGTCTCGATATCCACCAGATGTTCTACAAAGTTCTGGAACTTCGTCCCATAGGAACCATTTACCAGAAGTTTGAACTCTTCGAAATGCTCATACATATATTCCACAAACATCTCCATACCCTGCTGTGCGAAATCATCTAACTGTTTTGCCTGCTTATCTGGGTCTGTCGCATGGAATCTCTCCTGCACACTTACAAACTTCTCTGTAAATTCTCTCGCTACCGGTTCTACGATAGCGGGAAATAAATCCTGTCTATTGATATATTTTCTCGATTTTCCATCACCGTTTTCTTCTTTCCGAATATACTATAAACCATAGAATATATTTCACCGGGAGGATCTTATGAAAAAGCGTATCACTGCACTTCTTTTACTCCTTACACTATCTGTCACTTCACTTTTTGCATGTACATCTGCTGACAAATCGGAATCCGCATCAGACAAAACAGCAAAAACTTCAAAATCCACAAGTACTAAAAAACAGGAACTGACTCCTGTTACATTAAATGAAGTAGCACACTCCATCTTCTATGCTCCGATGTATGTGGCAATCGAAAAGGGATATTTTGCCAACGAAGGAATCGACCTTTCTCTCGTGACTGGTTTTGGAGTTAGCTAGTTAGTACAAGACGATTTTGATTATCTTACATAAGTCTTCCCGCCATATCGTGCAGCAATCCAGCCGGATGGAATCTGCATCCAGATATCATTGCTGATCATCTTACATTCCCAGTAAGATTCTCCATGTGTTCTGTCCAACAATGCCATCAATAGTAAGTCCATGCACTTTCTGCAATGTTTTCACTGCATTCTCTGTTCCGGATCCGAAGATACCATCAATAGAACCACAGTTGTACCCCAGACTATTCAATCTCTCCTGGATCAGTCTTGTGATATTTCCTCTTGCTCCTCTTCTGCAGGTTGGGCAACCGGCAAGAGTATTCTTCCCTGGAATGCCATCAACAACCTGCTTGGAAAACCCCTGAGCATTGCATTCTTTCTGCAGTCTGCGTACCCAGTCGTTTCCAGAAGGCGTTGCTGGTTTTGCTGCCGAACTTGTTGCTGTGGTGGAATTAACTGGTACACTTGCTGCAGCTGCTCCTGCGATCTGATTGAACGGGAAGTTCTTTCCTGGACAACTGGTTGAGCATACATCTCTGTGTGCCTGCACCTTGCTGATACCGTATTTATTTTTCAAGTACGCTACTAATTCCTTTCCGGCATTGATCTGTGCCTGTGGCATGGTTTCTGTCATATATGCCCCCTCGAAGCAGATTCCAATGCTGTTAGAGTTGGCTCCATGAGCGTGAGCTCCTACTTTGTTTTCTGGCCGAAGCCTGTAAACAGATCCATCTTTTCTTACCAGAAAGTGATATCCGGCACCCGCCCAACCATTGTTTAAGTGCCAGCGGTGGATATCTTCTGCTGTGCACTTACTTGCTTCTGCATGATGCAGGATAAACCTTTTTGTTGCAGATCTGTTTGTCATGCTGTTTTTGAATTTTAAATTTGTTTCAATGATATTCATAGTGATCTCCTTCCTGTGCGACGTCGCACATAAATAATAAGAGGACGATTACTCGCCCTCTGCGTTACATTCCGGTAATCCGGCAATGCTGGTTAATAATGACAGGATTCCTGACAGAATCGATGCCGATACCACAAGCTTCGCATCTACCTGCCCAAGTGCCGTTGCTGTGCCGATCGTTGCTACTGCAGTCTGCGCTACAGTTTTGATTGCTCTGATTCCTGCTTTCTTCATCCATCTTTTGGTATCTACCGATACTTTAAATACGCAATTTTTAAACATAATTATTCCTCTCTTTCCGGTGGTTCTGTCGGTAATGCCATGAGTGCATTATACATTTGCGTACCTACACCATTTCCTTTCAGCGTGTGGTACTGCTTATACTCATCTTCTAATGACTGCTTGACGTACAACGGACAATATCCGTGATCGTCATGATACTTGTTGTAGAGCCTTATCAAATCCGCTCTTAGTAGTGCACGTATTCCTTTACGCATAGCGATCACTTGATAATATATGTATGCAACGGCTGACACTACAAACGATAAGAGTGCCCAATTTTCTGACAAAAACTTAATCATGTGTGTCCTCTCTCTTGTTTCATGGTATAAAAATAAGACCTCTAAGGTCTTGCTCTAATCTCCATATTATCATTCTTATTTTTCTAATGCTGCCTTGATTGCTTCCAGGTCATCGGTTGTTAATGCCGGATAATCAGCCGCAATGTCTTCTATTTTTTCCCCATTCTCAATGCGGATTCTAAACGCTCTTACCATTATTTTCATTTTCAGCGTGTTTAAAGTTTTCATTATTCTTGTCCTCCTATTAAATCTGC